GTCCAGAAGTACGCTCACAATAGGTGGGCTACTAGGGCACAGGCTGCTAGACGATACACAGTCAATATTGACGAGATGGTTGCCGAACAATGGCAACAAACCTACGGATAGGAAATAGATGTTATCTATCGAACAGATTTCAGCGCGAGTTGAGAATTTGCGTGAACGCGCTGCGGAGCGGGATTCCCGCCAGCAAGATGTACTTGCTGTCCGCAAGGGTCAGATTGCTACTGTCTATCCAGACTTTTTCCCCGAAGGCGTAGATGCCAATGTCGTTGCGAATTTTATTGATATTGTTGCGCGAGACCTATCTGAGGTTATGGCGCCCCTCCCATCCGTCAACTGTTCTGCTGCGAACCAAGCAAATGACCGTGCTCGCAAATTTGCTGATACACGCACTCGCATTGCTACTAACTATTTTTCCCATTCTGATTTGCAAGTTCAGATGTACACAGGCGCAGACCTCTACATCACCTTTGGTTTCGTCCCGTTCATAATTGAGCTAGACGAAGAGGCAGGGCTGCCGCGTATTCGCATAGAAAACCCAGTGGGTGCTTACCCTGAGTTTGACCGCTATGGGCGCTGCATTGCCTTTGCTAAACGCTACTATATGGCAGTTGGAGAACTTGCTTCTCAATTCCCTGAGTACGCAAATATCTTGCTTGGTAAAGAAATGTACAAGTCAGATATGAACTCTCAGATTGAGATTGTTCGTTATTACGATGACCAGCAATCCATTCTGTATGTACCAGAACGCAATAACCTAGTTTTGTCGCAGGCTAAAAACCCAATCGGCAGAATGATGGTTGTAGTAGCACGTCGTCCATCCGTGGATGGCGAGATGCGTGGACAGTTTGATGACGTCCTCGGGATTCAGTTGCTTCGCAATAGGTTCGCATTACTTGCGATGGAAGCAGCGGAAAAGTCCGTGCAGTCTCCGATTGTTCTTCCTGCCGATGTCAACGAACTTGAGATGGGTGGAGATGCTGTAATTCGTACAGCTAACCCAGCTGGTGTTCGTCGTGTAGACCTTAATATCCCACCTGGCGCATTCACTGAACAATCATTACTGTTGCAAGAGTTGCGTACTGGAACCCGTTATCCAGAAGGTAGAACTGGCAACATTGACGCCAGCATTATCACGGGTCAAGGCGTTCAAGCCCTTATGGGTGGTTTTGATACACAGGTCAAGTCAGCGCAAGCTATTTTCGCTTCTGCGCTCCGTGATGTTATTTCTGTTTGCTTTGAGGTAGATGAGAAGTTCTTTAACTACGAGAAGACTATCCGTGGTGTAGATGCTGGTTCTCCATACCAGATTACTTATTTGCCAAGCAAAGACATTAAGAAAGATTATTCAGCCGATGTTCGCTATGGAATGTTGGCTGGGCTTAACCCTGCACAAGGATTGATTTTTATGTTGCAGGCGCTGGGGGGCGGTCTGATTTCAACTGACCTTGCTATGCGTGAGTTGCCGTTTGGCATTAATGTCACACAAGAGCAAGAGAAGATTGAAATTGAGCAGATGCGTAAGTCACTTGTTCAATCTTTGCAAGCCTACACCCAGGCGATTCCACAGATGGCTGTTGCTGGTCAAGACCCATCACAGGTCATTAAGAAAGTGGCGGATGTCATCAAGGCTCGTCAGAAGGGTGTACCCGTCGAAGACGCCGTAGAGGAAGTCTTCGCACCAGAGTTACCTCCTGCTGGCGCACCACAGGTTGAGCAACCGTCCCCTGCTCCCGCCGCGCCAGCGGGAGGCGCTATTCCTTCTGAGGGAACAGCTCCTGGAGGAGCGCCATCACTACAAACTTTACTCGCTAGTTTAAATGCAAGTGGCGAGGGAACGGCAAGTGCCAGGACAGCAGTACGGAGGTAGTTATGCCAGCGCAACGCAAGCGCAAGAAAAAAGTTCAGCAGCGTCGCAGGAGAACTACTAAAGAACCAGTACTGACAAAGATTGATTTTTGGGCTATTGCTGCTAAAGAAGTTTATGACTCTTTGCTACGAGCAGGTTTTGATGAAGGCACCGCTTTAACATTTACTATGGATAGGTCAAGTTATCCAGAGTGGATAGTTCCGATAGATGACCCTATACGACAGTTAAATATAACCGATGAGGACGAAGATTAATGTCAATGATGCAACCAATGGGTGACAATAAAGGTGGATATCGCAAGCCCACTAACCCAGCACCTGTATCGGGTCCAGGAGCTTTATCTCAACGAACCGATGGTTCACCATCACAACCCGCAACTTATATTGCTGGATTGCCATATGGCAAAGGACAAGAGACATACGACCAACAAACTGCAGCACCTATGGCTGGAGTAGAAGCTCCAGTTGTTAGAGAGTTGCCACCTATTGTTCCTTTGTCTGCTCCAACACAATTTCCTAATCAACCTATATCTTTTGGTTCTAGTTGGGGCGAAGGTCCTGGTCCTGAGTTAGGCACTATTCAGGGAATGGGACAACCAAATCCAATTAATGTTATTTATCGTATGATGCAGTACGACACCAGTGGTGCTTTAGAAGCTATTTATAATAGACTGAACGAGGGTTAATGTCTATCAATCAACCCTTAGGTCCTACACCATTAAATATAAATGTTAACCTAGCTTCTCGTAATCCCGAAATTTATGCTGCTGCTGCAGCTGGACAATGGACTGCAGAAGAACAATTTGTTGTTAATAATATTCAAAATCTTCTCGACCTAGATAAAGAATTAGCACGGATGAGGGATTTTAAGAAAGCCCGTGAGCGATTCCAACAACTAGACCCTGATGTTAAAGGTGCTTTGGTTTATCTTAATCCAAATGCTGACTATCAATTAAAGTCAGAAGGAATATTAAAGCGTCTTGGTAATCTTGCCATTGCTGCTGTTAAAACTCCATTTAGACAGCTTATTGCTGCTTCTGATGCTTTTGTGAATGCACTACCACCATCTACTCCATATAGGGTAGTTCGTAGCGCTCTTGACCCAAACGATGATAAAAATGCTTTTCAAAAAATATTAACTGGAAAAACTTGGAGTGATGGTTGGAATGGTGTCAACCAATGGGATACTAAAACAACACAAAGATTAGAAGAAAAATATGGAAGGGCTATGTCTTTCCTTTCTAAAGGAATTGCCGATGGTAAAAAGCCTTCTGAAATTATACGTGAGTATGGACAATTAGATGCTGATATGGCTAATGCTGTATCACAGCTTAGTGGAAATACAAAAGAATGGAAACAGGCTTTTTCCGAACACAAAGCTTACCAGGTTAATCTTGGTAACGATTTAACTAATTGGGCTAATAATAATCACCCGCCAAAAGATGGTGGTGTATGGAGTTACCTTGTTGTTCCAACAATTCTTACAATACCAACTCTTGGTGCAGCAGAAGTTACAGCATCTAAAGATGGAGAAAAGTGGTTAATATCTAACCCTAATATTTTTAGCGATAAAAAATATGTAAGCCCAGCTGGTACTATTAATTTTACAGCGTTATTGGCTCTTGACCCACTTACATATACAACCGCTGGATTTGGACCCGCTACAAGAACTGCAAATTCAAGTGTAAGATTAGCAGAAGGATTTATTGCTTCTTCTAAATCAACAGTACAAAAAGTAGATGAGTTATTTAAAGTTCCAGCCTTTGCTCAATATCATCAACGTTTAGCTGATTCTATAACAGAATTGCGCGAAGCTCGTCGTGCTAGAAACTATGTTAAAGCTGGCGTAATACGAACACGTATTAAACAACTTTTTCCAGAGTATGATGATGACGGCATTATTAATCTTTTGACTACAACAAAAGTTTTGGATGACCAAGAAAGACTTGTTGATATAACTGATTTACCAACAATGCAGCGCTTTTTTGAACGTGGTGAATATGCCAATTATCTTATTAATGCCAAGATAAATGGTGGTATGTTTTATCGTGAGAATCAAGTTGCTCTTGAGCGTAGAACTAGAAGGCTCACTGATGGCGTCAAAGCTATGTATGATGAAGTATTTAATGGCGTTGCCCGTAGAGTGCTTAATGGTGAACAACCTATTCCAGAAAAAGTTTTTGATAAATGGGATGAATTTGAAAATTATTTTTCGACTAAGCCAGACTT